GTCTAATTTAATTAACAACGAGGATTACTGCCGTAAGGTTGTTCCTTTTCTAAAATCGGAGTACTTTCCCGACCAATATGAAAATATGATCGCGAAGGAACTCTTAAAGTTCTTTGGTACTTACAACAAACCCGCCACTCTTGAGATTCTTGCCATTCAATTAGGCGAGTATAAACTGCGTGAAGACCAACTAAACGCAGCCGAAGAATACATCAACAAGTTAAACTACAAGACCGACAACGAAGAGTGGCTTCTAGCAAATACAGAAAAGTTCTGTAAACAAAGAGCCGTCTATAATGCTATCATTGATTCATTTGAAATCATTGAAGGTAAAAACAAGACTCTATCTCAGGACGCGATACCGTCACTTCTCTCTGATGCATTGGCTGTGTCGTTTGACAAATCAATAGGTCACGATTACCTTGAGGACTTTGAACAACGATATGACTTCTATCACCGAGTCGAAGAAAAGATTACATTTGACCTTGACCTCTTTAACAAGATTACGAAGGGTGGTCTCTCAAAGAAAACACTCAACGTCATTCTTGCTGGAACTGGTGTTGGTAAGTCTTTGTTTATGTGTCATGTGGCAGCATCTACTCTAATGCAAGGTAGAAATGTTTTATATATCACCATGGAAATGGCTGAAGAACGTATTGCAGAACGTATCGATGCAAACCTACTCAATATGACTATGGATGAGTTGGGTACAGTGAATAAAGAAGTCTATGAATCAAGGATTGCAAAACTAATTAAAAAGACTGCTGGCAAGTTAATCGTTAAGGAATATCCTACCGCTTCTGCTCACGCCGGTCACTTTAAGTCTTTACTTGAAGAACTAAAGTTAAAGCGTAACTTCAAGCCTGATATGATTATCATTGACTACCTAAACATCTGTGCTTCATCACGAATCAAGTATGGTGCTGGTGTTAATTCATACACGTATGTAAAGTCCATTGCAGAAGAACTACGTGGTCTTGGTGTTGAATATGATGTTCCAGTTCTTTCAGCAACACAAACAACTCGAGGTGGTTATGACAATACCGACGTTGACCTTACGGATACTTCAGAATCTTTCGGTCTTCCTGCAACTGTGGATTTTATGTTTGCACTTATTTCCACAGAAGAACTTGAGAATCTTAATCAGATTATGGTTAAACAACTTAAGAATCGCTACAACGATCCTTCCTACTATAAGCGTTTCGTTATTGGTGTAGACCGGGCTCGTATGAAACTATTTGATGTTGAAGAATCCGCTCAACAAAACATTAATGATGCTGGCGGTTTAAAGAAACAAGAGGAAGATATTCCTGCTTTTGATAAGTCCTCATTTGGGAAGAGGATGAAGGATGCTGGAAATGGATTTACATTTTAAGACAAAGTGCTTTATAATAGAAAGGTAGTCATGGAAAAAAGCCTACACGAGTTAATTGAAAATATGAGGAATATGGATATGAATTCTTATCGCCCGTATGCAGATTGGGTGAGCGACATGCGGCAAATGCACACAAAGTTTGGGGTAAGAGAAAAAGTACGACAATTTGATAAAGAAAAACTTCGTACATTTCTTGAATTCAAAATTAAGTTTCTGCAAGAAGAACTTGATGAAATGAAAAAAGCATTTGAGGAAGGTGGTCCTAATGCTGCTGATGATACAGTAGATGCTCTAATTGACTTATGCGTTGTATCATTAGACACACTTGGTGCTTTTAACGTCGATGCTGACTTAGCATGGAGACGCGTTCATGAAAAGAATATGCAAAAAGAAATTGGCACTAATGCCAAAAGACCAAATCCACTTGGGCTTCCAGACTTAATTAAACCACAAGGGTGGCAGCCACCAAGTCATGCAGATAATGTTGGTTTATTGGGAAAGGCATTTGAGGAATAATATGTACTCACTCACCGTGTTTAAGTCTATCTTTGATAATAAAACAGATACTCGTGTTGACTTTGAAACATTTGAGCAATTTGAAAAGTCTTTATACCATTTGTCTACGTTAAATGGATACAAAGCTAAACGCGGTGAGCATAACGTTAAATCTTCACCTCTTATCTCACCTGCAGTTTATAAAGCAGACACAACCCGTGCTAATGCTAATGTAATTGAATGGGCTCAATGGGCAGCACTTGACGTTGACAATCATACTTTTAATGGAGATTTACAAGATGAATTACATAGGTTGTATCCTAGTTATTATTTCATCTGTTACTCAACTGCTTCTTCTACTAAAGATAATCCAAAGTTCCGCCTTGTATTCCCACTTACAAGAACGGTTAAATCTAATGAAATCCGACATTTCTGGTTTGCACTCAACACCGAATTCGGACTTGTTGGAGATACCCAGACTAAAGACTTATCTAGAATGTATTATGTTCCAGCGCAGTATCCTAATGCATTTAATTTTATTTTTACTCATCGGGCAGCTGGGTACCTTAATGTTGATGACTTACTAGTAAAACACAAGTACGAAGAGAAAACTAATTCCCATAACTTTTTTGATAGACTACCAGAGGAACTTCAAAAGGAAGTTATTAAACATCGTCAATACAAATTAAATGAAAATAAAAAAGACACGAATTGGTCATCATATAAAGACTGTCCATTTGTAAATCAAAATCTTATTTCAGAATATAAGCGTATTTCAAGAATTGATGGTTCTGGTAGATACTCAATGATTTATAAAATAATGACTTCGATTGCTTGTAATGCTATCAAAAAGAAATATCCTATCAACGAGTATGAAATTGCCGAACTCATCCTCCAACTGGACCGAGATACGGCTAATAGATACCAAAAGCGTCCGCTAAATGTTGAGGCAGGAAGGGCAATAGAGTTTGCCTATAAAAATGCCCTAATAAACACATAATAGAATCAATCACTTAGCCACACAGAAAACGCTAGAAATCGCAGTTAGCGTTAGAATGATGGGTTATACGCCTAGCTGCACAAGTAGCGATTCTAAGCGTTTTCTACCATTTAACAATGGTTAACAATTCTTTTGTTTACTTTTATCCATTTCCTTGATATAATGTTTCTATGATGAATGAGGAAGGAAATAAAATGAAAAAAGTTACCAAGACCGAGATGAAAGCTTCCCTGAAAACACTGAAGGCTCTGCAGGAAAAAGCTGAAGCCCTGGCTCTTGCAGCAAAACAAGCCGAAGAGGAATATGAAGCAGCTCGGTTGGAAACAATGCGCAAGGTTCAAATCAACAAACTTGCTCGCAGCACTCAGTTGATTTTCAACGGCCGTATCATCAACGTGAAACCTAACGGCAGCAACTGGTTTGATATCACAGAGAACGGTGTAAAAACCCGTGTTGCTCACTTTGCAACAAACATTCATCAACTGCGTGTTGAATTGGCAACAGGTCAACTGTAAAATGGCTAACATACTTGTAAAGATTGGTGATACAATCAAATATCCAGATTGGACTGGCCTTGGCTTTCATCAAAGCAAAGTTATTAAAATCTATGAAGCCGGTAGTCCTCCGTTAGAAATCTATCTTTTAGAAAATGGTCATGAACTTGATGAGTTGTGTTTTACAGAAGGTGCTAGACTTACTACTAGTTCATAATTATGACTACATATGATTCAAATCAGATAAAACTTGGAAAACTTGGCGAGAAACTTGTTGCTTATATTCTGAATGGCCAATTATCAGATGATGAATTTGATAAAAAGAAAGATATGACCATTCTACAAGATTCAGTAGAAGTAAAAACACAAGTACGATATAAGCAATATGGCGTGTTTTCAATAAAACTACCAAATGAACTTGGTCTTGGATTAAACAATCTTATTAAATGTCTTACTGTAGATAGATTGATATTTGTAGAATATGATGAAACTGATTTTATAAAAATCTATGAAATGTCAATGAAAAATAGAAAACATCATATCATATATACTACAGCAAGTAATAAAAGCATGATTGGATTCAGAATAGATAAAATGGATTTAATTGATACTATAGAATGTTCCAGTCTTGCTGAAAAAATGAGAAAATTATCAACATCAGCTTTATATACAAAATGAATGATAACTGGAAAAATAAGTTTTTTGCTTTAACAGAACAAATTGGTAGCTGGAGTAAAGACCCAAGTAAAAAGATAGGTGCTGTTGCAGTTGACCCAAAAACATTTCGTGTTCTTGCAACTGGTTATAATGGGTTTCCTCGTGGCATTTTTGATTCTGATGAACGTCTAAACAATAGACCTCTAAAATACAAATATGTAGTCCATGCAGAAATGAATGTAATCTATAATGCATGTCTCAATGGAGTATCTTTACAAGGTGCAGAATTATTTGTCACTGGATTACCAGTTTGTTCGGAATGTGCAAAGGGTATTATCCAATGTGGTATTTCAAAAGTTTATATCAAATCTGATAATGTTCCGGATAATTGGGCTGAATCTTTCAAATTGACAAAAGAAATGTTTGATGAGGCCGGAGTTTTGTTTATTTTATGCTAATATTGTTATATGATAAGGGGAGCTTCGGCTCCCTTTTTAGTTTATAAATATAGTAACCTTATATGCGGAGATTATTATGGCCGGTGCATCAGCAGAAAGACAAGAAACAGGAGTTGTCAAAGCAATTACCGATGCTGTAAAAGCAAATAAAAATAATCCTATTACTGTTATTGCTGGTAAAACAAAACTTCTCGGTGTAATTTCCGCAGAAAAGTTTACAGGACGTCAGGAAAGCGGATCTGAACCATATACTGACGTTGTCATTAAGACATATGATGGTAATTCTTTTAATTGTTCCTTAAAAGGTGAATCAGCACCATCTCTTGCAGGTGGTGGATTAAAAGGATTGGAATTAGCAGTACCGGGTATTGCCGGCAAGTTTATGAAAATAGCTCATGCAAAGTTAGTAAAGATGTTAAATCCTGGAGATAAAGTTCCAGATGTATTTGGCAAGATTGTTGGTGCCAATAAACTTAAAATTGTTATTGGTAATAAAGCAATGGGTGGGCCAATAGATTATATGTACATAGGAAAAATGGATGTATCTTCTTCCTATGATAAGTCAAAGAATATATTGACTTTATCTAACGGAGAATTAATACCCGCAAAGAAATATGCGGAAGAGCACGAACTCTATTTTAGACTAAGAGCTCGTAGAGAAGATCAAAGATTTGACCCAATTGCTAAAGATAAAGCAGGAGTACCAAAGATATATGGGGTCAGTCCTTCAAAAGGTGATTCTGCAGGTCGAATAGTAGTAACAGATAAAGTTCCTTCAACTGCTGTAATAGTGAATATCTAAATGCTAAACTTTACCGAATATCTAATTGAAGAACAACAAGAAGCCAAGAAGCTCAAACACCTTGAGCATCTTGAAGACCTACACATCAACGACGGTAAAGTTGGATTCAATCATGCCGTAGAAGTTCTTAATAAGACTAAAAATCATGTTGAATCTGGTAAATCTTCTCCTGACGTCACTGTTAAATATGATGGTTCCCCATCTGTTGTCTATGGACATCACCCTGAGACAGGTAAGTTCTTCGTTGCGTCGAAGAGTGCATTCAATAAGAACCCCAAGTTAAACTATACGCCTGAAGATATTGAAAAGAATCACGGTCATGCTCCCGGTTTAGTTGCTAAATTAAAAGCATCATTAGAACATCTTCCTAAGATTGCTCCAAAGCACGGCGTATTTCAAGGTGATTTAATGCACACGCCAGAAGACCATGTAAGTCGTCATGAAGCAGTATCCTTTAAGCCAAACACTATTACCTATACTGCTCGCGGAGATGAAGCTAAAGCTGTCAAGCGTTCAAAGATTGGTATTGTTACTCACACACAGTACAAAGGTAAAGACTTCGAGTCAATGAGTGCTGAGCCAGTTAAAGACCATGATATCTTTGGTGAACATAAAGACGTACATCACTTCAGTCCTGCTTACAAAGGCGAAAAGAAAAAGTTAACGCCTGAGAACGAAAAGTTATATCAACATCACCTTAAGACTGCAAAAGAAAGTCACGCCAAGACTGACTACGAGCCAATCAAAGGTCACATTCAACACATGAAGACCTACATCAATTCTACTATTCGTGATAACAAAGATGCTACGTTTGAAGGTCTTGTGAATCACATTAAAGGTAAACATCTAAAGGGTATTGAGGATGTCAAGACTGAGAAGTCAAAAGCTGCTAAGACTCAAAAGATGAATGACGATTTAGAACATCTAAGCAATAATAAGCAACACTTTCAGAATGCAATAAATACCTATAAGCATTTGCAAGATGCAAAGAATGTTCTAGTTCACCATATGAACAAGCAGTACTCTGGTTTTGAACACCACATTGAAGGTAAAGCCTCTAATCCAGAAGGATATGTTACTTCTCATAAAGGTGAACTAACTAAATTAGTAGATCGTAGAGAATTCTCAGCGGCTAACTTAGCCAAAGGATAAGAACAAATGAATAAGTCTCGCGTTATCGCTTATGGCCGTATGAATCCACCCACGGCAGGTCACGCTCTTGTTATGAATAAAGTAAAAGAGATTGCAGATAAGCATAATGCAGATCATCAAGTAATTCTATCTCGCACACAAGATGCAAAGAAGAATCCTTTATCTGCCGAGGATAAAGTCAAGTTTGCAAAGAAGATTGCTCCCGGTGTAAATGTCAAGGCAGCAACAAAAGAACATCCAACCATCATGCATCATGTAGAAAAAGCTCATGACGAAGGTGTCGAGCATTTACATGTTGTTGCTGGTTCAGATCGTGTAGAAGAGTACAAGAAACTAATCCATAAGTACCATGGACCAGATTCAAAGAAACCATTTAAATCAATCACCGTACATAGTTCGGGTGAAAGAGACCCTGATTCAGAAGGTGAGACTGGTATATCTGGAACTAAGATGAGAGAGCATGCTTCTAAGAATGATATTGAATCATTCCATAAAGGTTTACCAAAGCATGTATCAAGAAGTGATGCTCATGAGATGATGAAAGCAGTTAGACACGGAATGGATATTAAAGAATCAACTGTTATGTCTTTTGCAGACTACTTACAAGAAACTATTGTGAGAGTTGGTTCTAAGTTTAAACTAGTATCAAAGAATTCAGGTAAGAATCTTGGTACATATGATACTAAACATGAAGCAGAACAAAGAGAGAAACAAGTTCAATACTTTAAACATATGGAAAAATAAATCTTTTATTGTTTTCTCTTAGAGATACATTATACCATGAATTATTGATACCGTATAAGTCAATAATTTGGATATAATAAATAAATTAGCATTATTCATCGATGGATTCTAATGAAAAAGTACGGACAATTCCTGAAGGAACTTCCTTCACGCAAAGTTATATTTGCTGTTGCTGAATTCAATTGTATTTCACGTCAACATGCAAGACTAATATCAGCAGTCGCCAAACTGTCAGTATCACAAGATGCTGATGCATATGTTTTTACGACTTCTAAAAAGACAGATGTAACATCCATACTAAGCAAGACCTATCCTAAGGTTAAGTTTTCATCAACTAATGCTGCAGCAAATGCATTGGTATCACTCTCAACAAAATACAAGAACATTATCGTATTGTGCTCAGCTGATAAGGAAGCCGAGTATAAAAAGACATTTGAAAAGTTTAAACGTTCACTAAAACTTGATACAATACAATACATCACGGTATTAAACGATAATCCAGATAAGTCATGTAAAGCAATGATTGATTATGCCAAAAAAGGCAATTATGATGCATTTAAAAAACTTGCTCCAAATGAGATGATTGAACTTGATACTAAAAGATTGTTTAATAGTGTGCGTAATAGTTTGGGTGTTGAACCTATAAAAGAGCAAGTAAAGTTTGAAACTAATGAGATACGTGAAAAGTATCGCGCTGGTTTGATATTCAATATCGGTGATAAGGTAACCGACGGCACTTCAGTATTTGAAGTCGTAGACCGTGGGTCCAACTACATTACCGTAGTAAACGAAAGTGGAGACATGAGTAAGAAGTGGTTAGATTCCGTACAGCCTACACAGGTTAAAGAAGATGTTCAGCCAGGTTATCCTCCTAAGGAAATCTCTTTCAAAGGATACGTTACTAAAAATCTACATCACTCCGGTGATGCTACAAAAGCATTCCAAATGACTATTGCTCGTTATGAAGCAGGTCAAATTAAAGATGCAGTTGCTATTCTAAATGCACTAAAGGCAACTGATACATACATGAAAATCAATGACTATCACCTTGGCAAAGGTGAACCACCAGATACAAAAGACCTTGCTATGTGGAAAGATGCTCATGACAAAGCTCGTGAATCTCTTAATAGAATCGGTGAGTTCATGCACCACATGGACTATTGGCACACTCATGAACATGAAATCCAAGACATGGAAAACAAACACGACGTACAAACGGTTGGGTCTGAATTCGCAGACTCATATAATCCAGAAGGGCAGTTAGTAGAAATGAAGTTCACATCTTCTGATAAACTAAAGGTTGCTAAAATCATCGCATCTTCACTTGGTCTAGTTATCAGTGATAAGATGAATAATCCTGAAGCAATCATCGATGCTGCACTGAGAAAAGTTCGCAGCAAGCCAATGAAGCCAGAATATGCTTCTATTCTTAAGAACATGTTGTCTATTGCCGACCAAGCAGATATTGGTTACAATAAAGATTTAGTTCCATCTTTAAAAGAAGAAAAAGAAGATGAAACAGATGACGTGGAAATTAATAAGAAAAAGAAGATGGGTCATACTCTTCACGATGACGAGACCACTGATCATCTACGCAGAATGAAGATACAATATAAACTCGGTGAAGAAAAAGAAGATGAAAAAGAAGATGAAAAAGAAGATGATGACGAAGATATGGACGATGACGACGTCGAAGAAATGATTAACGGTATGTCTGATGATGATTACCTAGACGCGTATGATGATGATGAACTGCACATCGTTGATTCAGATACCGGCGAACACGTTGATTCACTAAAAGAAGAACTAATCAACGAAGTTCTTTCAAGAGCAGAACGCATTAAAGCTAAAATTAGATTTGCAAGGTCAGAATCTAAAAGAGAACGTAGAATGCAGATTGCACTTAAGACACGTTCTTCTAGTACAGTAATCAATAAGCGTGCTCGCAGACTAGCTATCCAAATGATGAAGAAGAGACTAGCACGTAAGCCACTTGACAAACTTACAGTCGGCGAAAAAGAAAGAATCGAACGCATCATTGAAAAAAGAAAACCTATTATCAACAGAATTGCAATGAAGCTAGTTCCTAAAATTAAAAAAGTCGAGATAGATCGTTTAACCCATAAGGCATTTACAAAATGAAATCATTTAATCAACATCTAGAAGAATCATATTGGGACGAAGGTGAAGTAGTAGCCGAGTGGACCGAAGAAGAATTCAATACTCTCATGGAGTCTAATGAATATCAAGGTCGCAAGGTAGAACTCAATAAACCTATGTCAGGTGATTCAAAGCACAAGCGATATGTCTACGTCAAGAATGATAAAGGTAATATCATTAAACTTGGCTTCGGTGATCCTAATTTAGAAATCAAACGCGATGACCCCGAGCGCAGAAAGAACTTTAGAGCTCGTCATCACTGTGATACAAATCCAGGTCCAAAATGGAAAGCACGCTATTGGTCATGCAGATATTGGGAAGGTGGAAAAACTGCAACTGAATTGGATAAAGAATAATGGCTACTAAACATATAATCAAACATACTGAGACTGAGATAGTCTTTAAGTGTTATATCGTTGCATCAGAAGGTGGCACTGTTGACCTTAGTCTACAAAACAATATGACTAAGTCAACTCAAGTATACGTTACGCCTGATTCTATACCAGATGAAACTACTGGAGCCTTTGTGAATCACACTGGTTCACGCGTATATATTACTGGCATCTGGTGGGGTTTGAAAAATAACAAACATCTAGATATTATGCGTATTCTAGACCCAGTAACGCCAACATTTCACAATCATTACTATTTAACTGGTAATGGAGTGCATGATTTTGCTGGTGCGGACTTCTCTGATAGAGTATATGCTAACAAAGATATTCGTCTATCTTTCGATGGTCCCGGACACTGTATCATCAGACTGAGAAAAGAAGGTTGGAATCCTAAAGTAGAAACAGCACAGTTTGGTGTGTATGACGACGTAACCGTAGTAGGAAGTTAATCATGGTAGAATCGTTGAATAAAGTCTTATCAAACACATTTGTCATGTACTTCATGGCGCACTCACATCATTGGAACGTTGAGGGAGTTAACTTTCCTCAATATCACGGTTTCTTTGGTACACTATATGAAGAACTTCACAGTGCCGTCGATGAAATTGCAGAACAACTTAGAGCTGCCGGTGTTAAAGCTCCAGCATCACTGAGTGCATTATATTCAAATAATGCCGTGGAAGATTCCGGTATTTCTGATGATTTAAACCAAATGATAAATAGTTTGTTAGATGCCAACACTGTCGTTAAGAATTCTCTATATGCTTGTTTAAAAGAAGCAACTGATATGAATCGACAGGGTCTAGTTAACTTTATTGCTGATAGAATCACTCAGCATGACAAATATGAATGGATGTTAAAAGCATCATCAAAGGGTGTATAATGGGTATCATTAAAAAGATATTAGAGCAAAGAGCCCCAGAAAATCTAATAGAGTTAGATGAATCTGCTGAAGCGGCTCTTGCTAAAAAGTCAAAAGAATCGGGTGTATCACTCAGTGTTCTAAAGACAGTTTATAGAAGAGGCGTTGCTGCCTGGAACTCTGGTCATCGTCCTGGTACTACACCACAACAGTGGGGTATGGCTCGTGTAAACTCTTATATTACAAAGGGTAAGGGCACATATCACGGAGCTGATAAAGACCTAAGAGAAGACCTTGATGAAGATTCGCGCATTGAAAACAAAAAATATCACAAAGGTGTAAGCGACTCTACTGCAAAAGCTCGTGTAGCACATTGGAAAAAGATGGATAAACTATCTGACCGTGACCCACGTGCTTATGAACCAGCACCTGGTGATGCCACCGCAAAAACAAAAGAATCAAAATATACAAAAAAATATCGTGAACTATATGGCGAAGAAGCAGTATTTCTAGAAGACCTTGATGAACAAATTGAAATGCTAGATGAAATGCCGGGTGCTAATATGGATACTCGTGCAGTACATCAGCATCTTAAGAAGGCAGGTTGGGCTCTTTCTAGAACATCAGGCGGGCACGATATATACACTCATCCAGAAGCAAAACACAGCATTCCAGTTCCACGTCATCGTCAACTGAAAGCTCCATTGGTTCTAGGCATTCTTAAATCTTCTAAATTAAGAAAAGAAGAAAAAGAAACAGAAGAATTAGATACATCAGATTATAAACTAGGTAAGGACGGACGAAAAGTTCGTGCTCACAAGATTGTCTTTAATAAGGGCGAAGAAGAAATGAAAGAAGAACTCAAGGGTAAACAACACAAACTAGATGTTGACAAGGATGGTAAGATCGAAGGTGAGGACCTTGCCAAACTACGTAAGATGAAGAAAGAAGAAACAGAACTAGACGAGCGTGAACTCTCCGATGCAGAGATGAAAGAGCGTGAACGTATCGTTAAAGGTATGAAGAAATCTTTCAAAGACTTTAAAGGTCAATACGGTTCACGCGCTAAGAGCGTAATGTATGCTACTGCTACCAAGCTAGCAAAAGAAGAGTTCAGTGAAGACATTCTAGAAGAACTAGAACAAATCGAAGAACTAAGCCGCGGTACATTGGCTTCTTATGTAAGTAAAGCAGCTCGTAGTTATGGTACTAAACGTGATCTTGCAACAACTTTCCAAAAGGATGCAGACACATCACGTAACAAGGATAAAAAAGCAGCAAGAGAAAGAATTGCTGCTGAGTTTTCTAAAGAAGGCCAAAAACGTCGTCAAGGTATTGATAAAGCAGCTTCACGCCTTGCTAAGGAAGAAGTTGAACAGATTGAAGAAGCAAGCAATTATAAAAAGGTTGCTGTAAAGAGTCTTGAGGACTTTAAAAAGCATGCTAAAGAGCATGGTTATCATCTTCAAAAAGTATCCGACAATCATCATCAAGCATGGAGAGAAGGTCCTCACGGTGGGGCTCACCTAACGGGTGTTCACCTAACAGGTTCTAAGTATCCAGATGAAACATGGATGCGTATTCCTAAAAAGGTTGCTGAATCTGTTGAATTAGATGAAGAAATCAAGCCTTACGTTTCTGGTGGTCATGCAGATGGTTGGTCAATTCTAGACCATGCAGGTAAAGAAGTTAAGAAGTTCCATTGGAAAGACTATAAAGATCATCCTGTTGCAAATAAGCAAAAGGCTGCAAAAGATGATGCAATGGCTTATTTGAAAAAGCATTACAACAGTCTCCGCAAACCAACAAATGAGTGCGTAGAAGAAGTATTATTAGACCTATGCGAAGCAATGATCGAGCGTGATGACTTTGATGATCGTGTATCTGCTTATAAAAAAGCAGGCTACAAAGTTCTAGATACAAAACACTCAGATTCAAAAGCACACATTAGCTTTGTGGATTCAGAAGGTACACATCGTACAGTTAAGTATTCACCAACTGGTAAGACTATGCAAAATCACGGTCAATACGCTGGAGGTGGAAAAGATGAATCTGGAGAGAAGGTAAATAAATCAGAGGTAAAAACAGTTAAGCGCGGTCGCGGTCGTCCTCGCAAAGACAAATTTGCAGAATCAGTAGATATTCTTCTATCTCTAACAGAAGAAGAATTTGATGAAATTATGGAAGGTTCTTCACTAGATGAAATCGTAGAATCACTCTGCAATCTAAGTGAAGAAGAACTTAAAGAACTTAAAGGAGAATAAAAATGGCTCTATGGGGTAATACAGATGCTGACGGCTCAAAGCCAAAATATCTTTCAGATGCTGATAAAGCAAAGTGTTTCTTTGTATCAGCTGAAGAAGCAGCAGTAGCAACAAACAAAGCAAAGGGTATCACTGGCGCAGGCTGGTGGTTAATCAATACATTTGTTGACGCTGATGGCACGACACGCTACAAGTCAGAGTGTCTAGTAGCTATGACAGTTGCTACTGCTACATCTGGCGACGCAGCCGATGATGCAACAGTATCAGATACTGCAATTACTATTACTGTATCTGGTCAACCATCTAATCAGACTGCAGTTGCTGGTGAAGCAACATTTAGCGTTACTGCTTCTGTCAATAGTGGTTCACTAACATACCAGTGGCAGAAGAAAGAGTCAACTGGAACACGTTGGACAAACGTTTCTGGTGCAACTTCAGCTTCTCTAGCTCTAACTGGTCTAACCAATGCTGCTGATAATGGTGACCAATATCGTGTAGTACTAGGTTCTAGCTCTGGTGCTAAGAAAGTTACCAGCGACGCTGCTACACTAACTGTTGCTGCTGAATAATAGGAGAGGGGCTTAACGCCCCTCATCGCTATGATCGTGAATGACGACAATTTTTTAGTATATGCAATGAATCACTATGATAACCCTCAGTGTCAAACCATTGAGGAGTTTGAAGAAGACCTTCAGAGATTCTTGTATATCAAAAAACTACTATCTCGGTATAAGAACAATGGTGAGTTACGTGAGAGATTGATTCTTAATCACATAATTGTTCTATATAATCTATTCGGTGACGCATTGACTAGTATGTTATTCTACAAGATAGAAGAAGAACACTGGCCTCAATTGGTTACATTTTTAGTGTGTCTGGAAAGAATGCCAGACTTCGTCGAACAAATAGGAAAAAAGGCTTCTGATATTGAACTCGATATGAATATCGTTTCGGTATTGAGGAAAATCTAATGGCTGATTTGATTTACAATCTAGTTGCATTCAAAGTATTATACATGCTCGTTACGCCGTTTGAAAAAACTGACGCGTTCAAACTTGGTATAATTGACAAAGACGGCAATCAGATAAAGAAGAGAAAAGACTTCAAGAAGTATGAAGAGAAGGAAGCATATACCAATCTT